GCCCGCTTGAGCGTATCAAGCCCAGACCCGCCGACCGCCGGAAGGAAATCCGGGATAAAAAATTAGTCGGAATGAAACCGCACAGGCTGGTCGTGCGTTTACCCGACGGAAGATCGGGAGGTGTGAGATGAAAGCCGCTTCCAAATTGTCGACTACAGGATACCTATTCCTCAACAGGTGCTTAACCGTATGGCTTACCCATAAGCGATAACAACAGAGTGTCAGCTCGCCCGCTTGAGCGTATCAAGCCCAGCGCATTATGTTGACTGGCTCACCACAAACGAAGCGCAAAAATCGGTAGGAGCGTGATGACAGCTCGGAAAGACGAGCATACATGCAGACCGAGAGCTAACTGCTTGAAGTTTGCTACAGATCCTTTCCTTATTTATTTGTCGAAACGGAAAGCCGCAAGGTTTTCCGTCTGCAGGGAATGACCGCCCTGTACTGATGATGGCAGGTCGGAAAGTGTGTTTTTATGAAGAAAAAAATTCTCTATTCTTACATAATTCCAGCAGTAGTCGCTATGATAGTAACCATTGTAATAAGATTATTGACAGATTTGTTACAATGCTTACTGCTATAGGTATTATGACGCTATTAAGAATTAACCTTCTTCTTTCGTCTATAGTCTTCCTAATATTCAATACACCATCTTCCGTTATTTGATATTTTACTTCCTCTAAAGGTTCACCCCATCTTGATAACTTAGAAGCAATGTAAATATATCCTATATCCGAAAGTTCGTTTATTGATATTTTTGTAGAAGCTTTAAATCGTTTCTTAAGCGCAGAAACTTTCACAGGTTCTGCTGCTTTGAAAATATACTTTAACATTTTTTCGCTATCTCGTGTTAATTGTTGCATACTATTACACCTCTCACAATTATTATATCACAATTAAGCCGAAACGGGCAACAGCCCGTCTGCAGGGAATGACCGCCCTGTACTGATGATGGCAGGTCATGTTGCTTAATGAACCATAGATATTGTGTAACTCCCTGACGGGAGCGACCGCAATATCTAATTGCAGGTCAGAAAGGAGGTTGATCAAGATGGGTGCAATGATAAGCACTGCAGAGCTGGCAACTATTAAAGGTTGCACGCCACGTTACATTAGACAATTAGCTAAGTCAGGCAAGCTTCCGGCAACGGAAAAAGCCGATGCGGCAAATAACCGCAAAGAGTATCTTTTTGACATTGATCAGATGGACGAAAAAACCCGTGAGCGGTATTATAACTCCAAGCGTAAGGAGCTTGAAATAGCACCGCCTAAAACAGTTGAAAAACAGCGTTCAAAGGCAGTTTCAAAGCCATTCGAGGAGTACACGGAAAACGAAAGACAGCAAGCGGCTGACTGGATAAAGATACTCAAGGTCTGGGAGATGTATCGGAACAAAAGTAACCGTAAAAAAGCCGATACAGATCTGCTGTTTGTAGCAAAAATGCAGCTTGATCACCCGGAGATAGAAATATCTACCGATATACTGTACCGCAAGTATGCGGCGTACAAGAACGGTGACATTGAAGGGCTCATAGATAAGCGAGGCGGCTGGAATAAAGGTCACACCGATATTCCGAAGCATATACTTGACGCATTTATGTATTTCTTCCTTGACGAGCGCCGGCTTCCGGTATCACGCTGCTATCAGCTGATGATCGAATGGGTTCGAGAATTTTATCCGCAAGATTTACCCAATATCCCCTCAGAGCGCAGTTTTCGGAGGCAAGCTGAAAAGCTCCCTCAGGCAGTAATTGCACTGATGAGATACGGTGAAAAGGCTATGACCGATAAGTACATACCGTACATAGAGCGTATGTATGACGACCTGCAGGCTAACGATGTATGGATAGCAGATAACCATACATTTGATTTTATGACCTACTGCGATAACGGTCAGAAGACCCACAGAATGTACTTAACGGCATTTTTGGATGCAAAATCGGGCGTTTTGGTCGGCTGGAACTTAACGGAGCAGCCCGATTCACACAGTACTTTGCTTGCACTCCGACACGCAATAAAGCGTTTCGGCGTTCCGAAATCGGTTTATTTTGATAACGGATCTGAGTTCCTTACGCACGATATAGGTGGCAGAGGTCACAGAACACGAAAGACATGGAATGCAGACGATATACCGCCGACTATATTGCAATTGCTTGACATTACAATGCACAATGCAATTGTCAGAAACGCTAAGGCAAAGCCTATTGAGCGTACATTCGGCACACTTAAAAACCATATCAGCCGAGTAATCGAGACTTTCTGCGGCGGTACTATTATAGAACGCCCGGAAAGCCTTAAATACAAGCTGAAATACGGCATTGTTCCCGAAGACGATCAGATAAGAGCTGCGCTCGAAATCCTCATCGACGGTGACTTCAACGTCGATGAGTACGGTGGCAAAGAACGCAAATACAAGGGCATGACAAGAATTGAGGTCTGGAACGAATCAATCAAGTACACCACCTTCCGAGAAGCAAAAGACGAGGATCTTTCGCTTCTGCTTGCGAGAACGACACGGTATCAAAAAATCAAGCGCAACGGCGTTTACATCGAGCTTGCAGGTGAAAAGCTCTGGTACTCAGCGGAAGATGCGTGGAAGTACCAAGGCGAAGAGGTCTATGTGCGCTATGATCCTGCGGAATATAAGACGGTGCGTGTCTATGACAAAGCAACAGACGCATATCGCTTTACATGGACGCTACAAACAGATTTGAACGTACCGTATATTACTAATGATCCTAACGAGATAGCCGCAGGTGAAAAGACAATTCGTGCTGTTACTCACGCCGTTCACGACTATTCGAAGGGCTTGACAGCGTCAATCACTGAGGAACAGGCTATTGATTTCCTGACGGCTACTATCAACCGTGCCGAAAGAGGCAAAGATAGGTTCAGAATTGAAAAGCCGACAAAGTTCACGCCTGTATTTTCTGATAAGTTCAAGGCGGACAACCCCGTTCTATCCGATGTCGATGAGGTATTCATCGACATTGATAAGATAAATAATAACGCATTAAAGCGGAAAGGATGATTAAACCATGGAACAGACAAAGGAAGTTTCACTGCTCGCCAAATTTGACGAGCTTGCGGCAGAAATGGGCTCGGCAAACAAAGCCGCAAATCGCATCGGCATTCCGGCATCGACAATATCAATGCTCAAGAAGGGTGCATACAGCGGAAATAAGGATGCACAGTTTGCAAAGCTCGCCGCATATTTTGACACCAAGACAGAAGGCGCAGAGGGCTACAGCGAGGTAGATTATGCACCGACAAGCATATCGGAGAAGATCTATCAGACGATCAAGACCTGTCAGATCAAAGGCGGCGTTGCGATTGCAACCGGCGACAGCGGTATCGGTAAAACAAAAGCTGTTCAGAAGTATCATTCGGATAATCCGCTGAACAGTATCGTTATCACTGTTAACCCTTGCTTTAAGTCGGCAAAAGCTGTTCTGAAGCTAATAGCGCTGGAGCTGAATGTTCCGATATCACAGTCTACCGATGATCTGTGGATAGCGATTGCGCAGAAGCTCCACGACGGAATGGTTATTATCATAGACGAAGGACAGCTCTTGACATTTCACGGAATAGAAACTATCCGTAGCTTTGCCGATTACTTTTCCGACAGAGGTCAGACGCTCGGTGTTGCATTTGTCGGCGATAACGGCATTGAAGAGAAATTTGAAGGCAAGACAAGACGTAACTACCGTCAGATAAATAATCGTAAATGGCTGTCACCTAAATTTGTTACAACCGATATCAAGCGTGATGACGTTGATCTGATGTTTCCGTTGCTCGTATCATCGCATATGGAGCAGGAGCTTGAGTTTTTGCACAAGGTAGCTCAGAGTGAAGCGGGACTTAGAGGAGCGGTCAGACTGTTCTCGCAGGCATATGACAACGGCAACTTTCACCTTAACGGTCTTGCCGCTATGGCAAAGTTCATGCGTATCGATGTACGCAGTGTTGTGAGGTGACGGTATGCACGGGAAGAAACCTACAAGGTCACAATACGATTTTCTGAAACGAGCGCATATCAACCCGGATAACTGGTTGATAGCTAAAGACACACCGACAATAATGCTTCTTGTCTGCCGGCACAACAGACAGACAAAGCTGATAAAAAAGGAATGGTATAACAAATGAGAAAGTTTATTAACAATGTGTTAATGCTTGCCGCTGCTTTTTTTGCCGGCACAGCAACTGTTAGCGTAATAGAATACGCAAACATTATCGCAGACCGTCCGGACAACTCGATCGGCGGCGAGGTGCTTATAATCCCTCTTATGCTCGTAATTCTCTACATAGGATGGATTCTTGCAAAAATGTACTTCAGCATAATAGTAGCAGATAAGATCTTCAACAGTGGATATAAAAAAGGCTATAACAAAGGCAAATCAGAATAACCTCCGGGAGCAAAGCTCCCGTGTAATGTCGCCGTGGACGGTCACAAGCCCGTGAAAAGACAGAGTGCACTAAAGGTGGTGAAAGAAATGAGCAATATGGAACAGATAGAGGTAATAGTTGCCGAAGCTATGAAATGCGGTATGTCGTACGGCGAGTTCGTCGCTAAAAATCCGAACTATGTAGCAAGATTATCGCAGATTGCGGCAATCAAGAAGAAAAGAGGTCAGAAGCAGCGTGAAATCAAATAATCTACATAAAATGCGTACACCCGAAAGTGAAAAGCGAGATACGGCACAGAAATGTTACTCTTGTGAGTACAAATATCTCGATAAAGACGGTACTCCAACTTGCAAAAACAAGCTTCGCCCGATTATCGGGTTCGGGTGCTACAGACGAAAAATCTATAAAAATCAGGGAGTATAAGCTCCCTGCTCTAATGCAGCTGCTGATCAGCAACGGTCACAAGCCCGTATAAATGCAGAGTGGAGCAATAAAAACAAGGAGGAACTATTATGGCAATGTTGAAAAGTAAAAGACTTACAGCTAAGCGGAATGTTTGTCTGCCAAAAGACTTATGCGAGTATGCAGGTCTGACTCCCGGTGAAGCGATAGACCTTACGGTCGATGACAATACCGGTGAAATCCGTATCAGAAAACACGTTCCCGTATGCAGATTCTGCGGTAATCGTACCAATGCGGTAAATTATCGTGGCGTGGATATCTGTGCCGAATGTGCCGAGGCTATGTCAAAGGCGGTGATAAAATGACAGTAACTAATGAAATAATTGCCGCAAAAGTAGCCGAAATAGCAAAGCTGACAAAAGAAAAAGCTGAACTTGAGCTTAAATTCAAGGAGCTTGAAGCGTTCTTTTTGAAGCTTGGCAGTGATAAGCTCCGTGACAGTAAAAGAAGAACATGCAGTTTTGAGGATGATGACGGACATGACGTTACATACACCGAAGCCAGAACAGTAAAGATTATATCTCCTGCCGTTCTGAAGCGTTTGATGGGTGATGCGTTCGGTGACTACATCAAAGAATCGCTCGAGCCAAAGTATACTTTCAAAAGCAAAGAACTTGAGCGCACATTTGCAAGCGTTTATTCAGCCGACATCGCAGTCCCTGAACGCAAGCTGACGGTAGACGAGTTTTACGATCAGTTACCGTGCGACGATTCCGCAAAGAGCGCACTTCGCAAGAAACTCAAAGGCGCAAATTTCCTCACAGACTGTAAAAACCTAATTGCCATTGGAGGATTTTCGGAAGAGGACGCAGCGGATTACGCATATCTTTTCGCTGAATCGCTTGAATGGCAGCGTTTTATGACTGTTTTAGATACCATTGAAAGTAAGCGCACTGTAGAAGAGGTCATCAGAGCAATCAACAGTGCTATATCGGTATCTGATACTACGAAAATCACGGTGTAACATGGATATAAAGCAGAAACGCAGATACATCTACAGCCTTGGACGTAAGTGCGGACTTGTCGACGATGGGAATAAATCAGATGATCTGCACGGCTTTGTGTATCAACTCACACTCAAAGAGTCCATATCGGAACTGAACGATGAGCAGGCGGACATAGTAATCAAACAATTGCAAGCTAACCTCCGGGCAATAACCCCGGAGGTCAAGGCATATATAAGCAACGCTCAGATAGGCAAGATTTTCGGGCTTATGTATGAGTTTGCAAAGCTGTCCCCGTCAGCGGTCACCGTCAAAGAACGGCTATGCGGCATTATTAAAAAAGAGCTTGGTATTACCGTCAATCCGAAATATGACATTTTCAAAGGCTTTTCAGAACGTCAGGGTGCGGAGCTTATTGACACGATCAAACGATATGTTCGGGCGGAAAAGCGCAGAAAGGAGCGTACCGATGGCAAAATCAAAACTTGATTATCTGCAGATAAAGCATCTGACAGGAACGCAGGCGGAAATAGCTGAGGTAATCGGTATCGAAGCATACCGCAAGCTTGTCGGCTACTTCGGCGGTGAGCGCATTGCCGTTGCAAAGCCGTCAACGCTTATAAACTTTGCTGTCGCAAGGAATATAGCCGAGGAAAACAACTATTCCGAAGAGGTCATGACTGCGCTTGAGCTGTCCAAAAAAGAACAGGAAAAAATTATCGCAGGACTGAAATAGCCCGGCGATGCCGTTTATGCGCAAAGTTCATCGAGCGTTACTTTAAGTGCCTCAGCTAGCTTTTTAGCTAGTGTTTCTTAATAAAATTTTAACATTTTTATAAATTTATGGCTTAGCGTGATTACTGTAAAAGTAATTGCGCTAAGTCTTTTTGTTTTTCAGCGAAAATGTTAAAATAAAATTACATTAAATATAGTACATAAAAATTACGCATTATAAAGCCATTTGAAAGGATTGTATATAATGGAAATCGGAGCAATATTGTCAACAGCTATTAACATAATAATCACAGCTGCAATCGGCATTATATCGTATTTCGTCAAACGTACAATAGACAGACAGGACAAATGCGTTACCAGATCTGAACTCGAAAGCCATATTGATATGATAAAGGAATGTAAGAGTGATATCAAAAGCCTGAACGACAGATATGCCACAAAGGCAGAAGTCGAAGAAATCAAGCACACTATAGACAAGATCGACAGTGCAATTGACGAACTTAAGGATACGGCAGTCAAAAATTCCGAGTTTATCCGTGTTATGACACGTCTGGAAACAAAGATAGATAATCTTGCCGATAAGGACAGGAGGGGCAATTGATGAATATAAAAGATCAGCTCAGGAAAAACAAGTTTATAAAAAACAATGGGGCTGTGATCAGAGCAATCAATCTGCTCCGTACCGATTACGTCAATCTCGTAGATGTAACTGCTGCCCTTGAGCCTCAGATTGCTGAAAACGAAGCACTTGACAGTCTTAATTATCTGCTTGAAGGTGGATATATACGGCTCGTGAAGATACGTTCCGAACAGGCTGTAGAGTGCATCGGCGACGATTATACACAGCTTGCAGGTAAGCTGACCGCTAAGGGCATTCAGCTTGTTAACGGTGCTATCGAAGATCCTTGCATAGATCTGTAAGGAGGCGATACTATGAAAAAACGTAATCGTAAAAGAGGTAAAGTCGACAAGCTGCCGTGCGACATCAGGGAAACCGTTGATATGATGATAAATAACCCGTCAGAATATCGCTACAGTGACATTGTAGATTTCATCCGTGAAAACGGTTATGAGGTATCGAAATCTTCGGTAGCACGTTATGCACAGGCTCTGAATGCTTCTTTGGAGCAGGTAATGCTCATTAGCAATAACTTCCGCCTTATAAACGAGGAGCTTGCCAAATATCCGGATCTTGATGTTTCCGAGGCTCTTGCCCGATTAACAAACCATAAAGTAATGGAAGCAATCCAGAATTTAAGCGATGACAGCCTAAAAGATGTTCCGCCCGAAAAGCTGATTGCTGCAGTGCCATCGCTGATAAAAGCGGCAACATATAAACGGGACACAGACGCTAAGAACCGCTCATCAATGGATGCGGCTTATGATGTTTTCAAGGAAGACATCTTCGCCGCTATGGCTAAGGATAATCCTCAGCTGTACTCACAGCTTGCCGCATATATCAGGGGTAAGCAGAAAGAGGGTGACGGCGAATGATATATGTAATATATGTACAGTCAGGCTCTGAAACGGCTGTTATGTACTTGATGCGTGAACTCGGTTATACAGCGTATGTGCCGAGAGAGTTGTACAAGTATCGCAAAAAGGGGGTATGGCACGAAGAAATCAAACCGCTTTTTGACGGTTACATATTCTTTCAGACCGACCGCCTGACAGCCGATGATTATTATATCATTCGCAAAATACACGGTGTCGGCAATTTTGTCAGCAAAACAACGTGCCTGTCCTGCACTGAAGAAGAATATATCATCGGGTTATGTCGCAATCCCGATATACTCAAGGTCAGCAAAGGACACATAGAAAATGGCGTACTAAAGATAGACAGCGGCTATCTCAAACGCTATGAGCACAAAATCGTGAAATTCTCCCGAAGACAGCATAAAGCCGTTATAGAGATCACTCTTTACGGTGAGCCACACAGGATAACCTGTGCGGTCGATATAGACAAGTGCAGTAACTAAGGTGTTCGTCGATACGCTCCGCACCGGAACGGCTGTATACATACGCAAAGTAATCTGATTTTTCAAAATCGGAATGGCGAAGCATATCCCGATATAATCCCAACGGGATATTTACCGATAAAAGCGTTTTAATTGCCGTTTAAAACGTTTCAAAAAACAAAGTGGGATAATTTCACGTCAACATAATCAAATGCAGAATAAGGGCTTTTATAAGGCTCTTTTTCTTTTTGCCCGAAAGGAGTGAGCAAACTGTGAGAAAAAGCAATCGCAAAAGGGCTATAAACAGCCTTGCAACCGATCTCGACAAATACAAAAAAGCTGATACCGAACAGCGAGTGAATGCCGTTCAAAGTCTGGTCGAATGCTATCTGAATACATCCGAAAGCAAGCGGCAAAAGGCAATACAACAGATTATCGACCGTTCTGAAGGAGTCAGACAGCTGATAGCCGACAACCCTGAGCTTGTTCGGGCAGATGTTGAACAGGCACTGATCCGTGCCGCTACCGGTTATACCGTTACGGAACGCAGAGAGCGTATTGTCGGCGGAAGAAAAACTGTTGAAATAATTACTCGTGATATTCCTCCGAATCAATCGGCGGTAGAGTTCTTTCTGACGAACAAAGCCTGCGATACTTACAGCAAAGCTCCGGTTGCTATATCGGAAGACGGCGCAGGCAAGCTTGACGCTATACTGGAGGCTATGAAGAATGTCAAATGAATTGATATTTACAGCTAAACAGCAGGAGCTGATGAGTTTGCTAAAGCACAACAAACTACACCGACTTAATCTGCTTGAAGGCTCCGTCCGTAGCGGCAAGACATGGATATCGCTTATTCTTTGGGCATTCTGGATAGCAAACCGCCCTACCGATTACGCCTATCTGATGTCGGCAAAAACGTTGCAAACATTAAAACGTAACTGTTTGATGCTACTGCAGGAGCTTGTCGGTGAAGATAATTTTAAGTATTCTTTGTCTACCAAAGAAGGCAGATTGTTCGGAAGAAAAATACTGCTTGAGGGAGCAAATGATGCAAAGTCCGAGAATAAGATACGAGGCATGACGCTCGGCGGAGCGTACTGCGATGAGCTGACGCTATTCCCTAAGGACTTTTTTTCGATGCTCCTGTCACGTTTGTCGGTCAAGGGCGCAAAGCTGATTGCTACAACAAACCCGGATGTTCCGACGCACTGGCTAAAAAAGGAATATATAGACAATGCCAAGGTCGATATGCTTGTATTACGATTTCTGATCGATGATAACACAACGCTTCCCGAAGAATACGTCAGGGAGATAAAAAAGGAATACACGGGTGTTTATTTTGAACGCTTCATTTGTGGCAACTGGGTAGCGGCGGAAGGTGTTATTTACCCACTGTTTGCCGACAACCCATCAAGATATATTGTAGATACACTTCCCGAAGATCTTATGTTTGTTACCATAGGAGGAGACTTCGGCGGAAACGGTTCGGCTCATACCCTTAACGCTACCGGATTCACTAAAGGCTTTCAGTCGGTCGTAACGCTTGACGAATACTACCGCAAGGAAACAATATCACCGTATGAACTTGAAAATGATTTCTGTAATTTCATTGAAGGTGTATGCCGGCGATGGAAATGCACTGAAATATATCTTGATTCAGCGGAGCAAATACTGATTAAAGGTGTACGTCTCGCCGCTCAGAGGAGAAAGCTCCGTGTGAATATCCACAATGCACGGAAAGGTTCAATCAACAATCGTATATTGTTCTATAATCGTCTGATTGCGGCTGACAGATATAAAATCATGTCGCACTGCAAGCATACGATTGAAGCGTTCCAGACCGCTATCTGGAAGCCGAATGTGACGACCGAAATACGTCTTGATGACGGAAGCATAAATATTGATAGCCTTGACGCACAAGAATACAGCACCGAAGCCTATATGACTAATGTCTTCGATGCGGAAAGGAAAACGTGATGTCTATATATACTTATATAAAGCAGGCGTTCCCAAATGTGCCAATAGTCGATATATCCGACTATTACACACGGCACATCGAGCCTGCAAAACGTATCTATCAGGGCAAACCGCCGTGGAGAACTGTTACAAACAGCGGAATAAAAAAGAAAAGCCGTCCCAGAGCTATGACGAATATGGCAAAGGTTATCTGCGACAAGCTCGCCACGATGACTTTTTCAGAACAGTGCGATATATCTGTTGATGACGAAAAGTACAACGATACGGTAAGTGAGGTTCTTGAAAATAACTGTTTCTGGGAGCGTTTTCCCGAATTTCTTTCCCGGTCATACGCACTCGGCGGAGGAGTAATAAAGGTGTATCTTGAAGATAATGTGATACGTCTGAATTACATAAATGCCGATCGTTTCTTTCCGACAAAATGGAATAACCGTCAGATCACAGAAGGTATTTTCTGCAACGACTATGTTCAGAACGGTTTCTACTACAAGCTGTTCGAGTATCATACATTGCAGTCTGATGGAGTTCACATTTACCACGTCCTGCGGCGAAGCGATTCACGCAGTTATCTCGGTCAGGAAGTTCCCGTTTCGGAGCTGTTCCCGGAACTTGACTATGAAATGGTGTTCAAAGGCGTTCAAAAGCCGTTATTCTGCTATTTTAAACCTGCAGTCGGAAACAATATGGTTTTCGACTTGCCGCTCGGCTTGCCTGTTTTTGCTAATTCGATCGATACGCTGCGTGAGATAGATGTGATCTTTGACAGCTTGGAGCGGGAGTTTATCCTTGGCAAAAAGCGTATCATTATTCCTTCGGAATGTGTTAAGTCGACCTATGACAGCGACGGCAACGAAGTAAAATACTTTGACACCGATGACGAAGTATATCAGGCATTCAACGCCGATGATGCGCCGAAGCTGAATATATCCGACAATACCCAGTCCCTCAGAGTAATCGAACACGTTGAAGCTTTGAAGCTTCAGCTGAATATACTCAGCACTCAGCTCGGATTTTCTCCGGGAACGCTGTCATTTGACAGTAATTCCGGCGTAAAAACGGCGACAGAAGTTGCCGCCGATGAAAAGGACACACTTCGCACCGTGCAGAATAATAAGAATATCATATCCGAGGTGCTTGAAAGTCTTGCAACGGCGATTATAGAAATAACACAGGCTTCGGAGGAAGTCAGCAAAGATTATACGGTTTCTGTAAATTGGCAGGATAACATTATCGGTGATGACAACACCCGTATAGATAACAATATCAAGCTTGTTCAGGCAGGGCTTAAATCAAAAATTCGTGCTATTATGGAAGCACAGAATATTGATGAAGCAGAAGCCGCAGAAGAACTGCAGCGTATTGCAAAGGAAAATGACATAGACGGCGGCATACTGGACGGTGACAGCTATGAATAAGCTGACTTCCCTACAGCTGTCGCAAGGCATGACCGATCTAATAGTCGGGCTTGAAACTGACCTTATTGCAAACATAGCCGCCTATCTTGCCGCAGGGAGAATTGAAGAGGATACGGCGAAGTGGAAAATGAAGAAGCTCGCCGAGCTTGGCAAGCTGACTAAGCAGAACGCAAAAACGATAGCTGAATATGCAGGAAAAACGCCCGAGCTTCTGGAGCTTACGCTTCAGAGAGCGGCAAATTCCGCTATTCAGGAGCTTGCACCGGGATTAAAACGTATGGTGCAAGAGGGGCTTATTGATAGACGAGCCACGCCGTCAATGTCCGGCAATATGTTAAACAGTCTTAAAATGCTTCAAAAACAGGCAAAAAAAGACCTGAACCTTACAAATACAACGATGAAGTATAAGGCAAAGAACGCCGCTATGCAGGTGATCAACCGTACCGCCGAGCTTGCAAATAAGCAGGAATACATAGACAGTCTTAATAAGGCTGCGGGCAAGGTAGTTACCGGCATAGAGGCACGTCAGAGTGCCATGCGTGAATGTATCGGCGAAATGACGCAGAAAGGTATCCCGGCATTTGTCGATAAAAACGGTCGGAACTGGACGCCGGAAGCATACACTAATATGTGTATACGCTCCACTGTAGGAAGTGTTGCCAAAGAAACACAGTTTTCCCTTATGGATGAATATGGGCTTGATTTGATTGAGGTCAGCAGTCACAGCGGCGCAAGACCACTGTGTGCGAAAGATCAGGGGAAAATATTCAATCGCAACGGCGGCGGAGGTTATACTACAGACCTTGACGGCAAACGTATTAAATTCTATGCTTGGCGGTCAAGCTCATACGGCAAGCCTGCAGGGCTTCTCGGTATAAATTGTGGTCATCAGCTCTATCCGTTCCTGCCCGGAATAAGCGTTCAAACATATTTTCCGTATGACGAAAAGGAAAATGCCGAGCAGTACGAAAAAATCTGCAACCAACGTGCTCTTGAACGCAAGGTCAGAGCTTCCAAACGGGAATGTACCTCTCTTGACACTCTCGGAGATAAAGAGGGTTTTGACAAGGCGGCTTATAAGCTCAAGCAGCAGGAACAGCAGCTTAAAAGCTACTGTGAGAAAAACGGGCTTGCATACAAGCCCGACCGCACCGCTACTCCGGGATATGGACGCAGTCAAGCGGCTAAGACAACAGCAAGCTATAAGGCGGCGGTTAAGGCAGAACAAGAGCAGATAAAGCTTATTGATGTTGACAATTCTGCTGTTAATGATATAATAAGGTCAAGCGGTAAAGGGAAATCTATTAACAAATCTGAACATTATTATGAAAATTACGGAGAAGTTAATATCAATGATGGTAAAGCTGTTTCTTCTGAATTAAAGAAATTTATTACAGAAGAATCACAAAGTCCTATTGAAAAATGTCGTGTAATAAACAAAAGAGGAAAAATGTATACTGTTTACGGTGATGAATATACTGTCAATACCGGACTTCTTGGTGACGAAATGGATGGTAGTATCAATATCCATAATCACGTTAAGGGACAAAGTCAGTATTCCTTTAGTAAGGAAGACCTTGTTGAAAGTATTCGAGACGGTTCATACATTTCATATGCTTGTGACGAGAAATATCTTTACACGATGATTATTAAAAATAAGACGCCTGCTGATTTAGCCGAACAACTTTATGAAGAAGCAAGACTTGAAGTGGATGATATTCTATTTCATAATCCAGAACTCATACCGTTAGGAGATGAACAACATGAAAGAATTAAAAGAGCCTGTGAAAAACTCGGAATCGCATATAAACGCTCAAAACTACCCTGACGGTTGTTATGAAGAATTAGAAAAGCTAAAAAAAGAATATCAGTCACAATATTCCAATATCGAATCTAAGTATAAAGGTTTTCACGGACGAGATGACAGATCAGCAAAAGAACTTATGGATTTAACCATAGCTTTTCGTAAACGAATTAAAACCATAAGAGATAAATACAACGTTTAAGCACCCTTTCGAGGGTGTTTTTCTTATGACAAATTATATGATTAAAACAGCACTTTCACGGTGCTGTTTTTATATTACCTATTTTACAGAAAGGAAAATCATTATGGATGAAAAAATCACAACATCGGCAGCTGAAAATGCCGAAAACACAGCTCAGGCAGAACAGGCAGCTGCCCCCGCTCAGAGCAGCACACAGGACGGCACTGCCACGGAAGCTGTTACGCAGTCCGAACCGCAGGCTAAGCAGAAAGCCGAACCTTCCGGAAATTCAGAAACAGGAAATGCTGACGGCGGAAAATCAGGCGGCGCAGAATCCCCCGGCGAAAGCGACAACTCTCAGGAGGAAAACAAGCAGGAGATAGCCGAGCTTAAGGGCAAGGTTCATGCACTTTCTGTCGGCGTTGCGGCAGATTGCATTGATGATGTGCTTGCGCTCGCAAAGTCAAAGGTCGCCGGAGATGTTACACTTGACAAGGCTATTGACAGTGTGATCGAAAAATATCCCAACTTCAAGGGAGAAAAACCTCCCAAGGCAATAGTTACGTCAGCTGTTGCAACTGCAAACGATGAACAGAAAACAGCCGATGAAGCAAGAATCAACAAGATAATGGGTATTAAGTAAGCCCGGAAAGGAAAATCACTATGGCAAATTCAATTACAAAATTCAAGGCGTATATCGACAAGCTCGATACAGTCTATCAGCAGGCTTCCGCCACATCTATTCTTGATGCTGATGCGGATACGGTGAGAATGGGCGCAAAAGCAGGAGAGTTTCTTATTCCTAAGATGAGCATGGACGGTCTTGCAGATTACTCTCGTTCAAGCGGTTATGTCAAGGGCGATGTCACGATCACCTATGAAACCAAATCGTGCAACTATGACAGAGGTCGTAAGTTCTCCGTTGACGCTATGGACAACGAAGAAACGGCTGGTATTGCGTTCGGCAAGCTTGCAAGCGAGTTCATAAGAACAAAAGTCGTTCCCGAAATGGACGCTTTCCGCTTTGCAAAATATGCAAGTGCCACAGGCGTTCTCTCCGCCGCCGAAGCTACTCCCACCGCCGGTACAGCTGTCCTGACAGCTCTCCAGACCGCTGTCAATGCGCAGGACGAGGCAGAAGTAAACGTTGACGGAAAGATACTCTTTATTACGCCTACACTGCTTACGCTTGCGAAAAACGTTGACACAACAAAGAGCAAGGCTATCCTTGACCGTTTTGAAAAGATCATCACTGTTCCGCAGACAAGATTCTATACGGCGATCGATATGAAGGATGGCACCTCAAGCAACGAAACCGCAGGCGGATATGCAGGCGCAACGGGCGGCTACAAGATAAACTTTATGATCATCAACCGTGATTCTGTTATCCAGTTCGGCAAGCACACAGTAAACAAGGTCGTTGCTCCCGAAGAGAACCAGACAGATGACGGTTATATGTTCTTCTACCGTGCTTACAGCATTGCTGAAACATACGAAAACAAGGTAAAGGGTATCTACCTTAACCGTGATACAACGGCGCTGACATAAGGAGGTTTCTATGACAAGAGTAGGATTTACAGCCGAAGATCTGGCGGATAACACAGTTCAGCAGGAGCAGAAAACAACTTCGGCAAACAAAAAGCAGTCTAAGCAGTCAAAGAAGCCGGCGGAGGTATCCGATGCAGCAGATAGTTACACCTGACTACTACAAAGACGTTTTCTGCGGCGAGTTTGACGGTGACGAAAAGGAGCTGTCTAAGCTCCTTGAGGTTGCATACATTATTATATATAACGAAACCTGCGGCAGAATAGCTCAGTTCGACAGTCTGGATAAAAAGGTTCAGACGGCTGTTAAAGATGCTATCTGTTGGCAGGTTGATTATATATCAGCAAACGGCGGTCTTTCATTCGTGCATGACGGCAGCTTCAGCAATATTTCACTCGGCAGTTTCAGCTATTCGGCAGGCGGAAACAGTAGCGTATCGGATGGAAAACTACCCATGTGCAATGTGTCATACGGCTTGCTTTTATCGACCGGGCTTATGTATAAAGGTCTTGATGCGTTATGATGAAACCTATACCACGCAGTCTTTTGATACACACTGCCGCTGTTGTTGCCGAAAAGACCGACAGATGGGGCGAAATCTCCGAAACGTCTACGGAAACATTGAAATATGTCCGTATAGAACCAACAGAGAGTTATACCAGCGATAAGCAGAATAATCGGGTAAAGGTTGACGCAGTCATGTATTACGATTGCCGTAATTCCTCTCCGTCAAATTTCAAATTTGTGCCGGGCGCAAAGGTGATTTTTGAAAAAATGGAATACAGGATTGCAAGCATAAAGCGGTATGACACAAACGCTCCGCACCATTATGAGATAGGGTTATCGTTATGAATGTGAAAATAAACATTAACAGTGCGGCAGTCAAGGCGAGAATGACGGAAAAAACACATGATGCTATGAAACTTCTTATGTCAAATTTCCTTAAGGATTGCAACGATTACGCTCCTCAAGATCAGAGCGTTCTCATAAATAGCAGTATAATCCATACAGGAATCTCTGCCGATTGGGTACCACCGCTCGGAAAAAAAGTGACTTCAGAACAGTTACAAGCACTTGCCCGTGCTAAAGGCAGTGAAGTTGAAATAAGAAACGATAGTATTGCTATGGTTCTTCGTTGGGAAACACCTTATGCAAGAACATTGTACTATGGCGTATCTAAAAAAGGTAACCCTATATCATATTCACATGATGAAAACCCAAAAGCCTGCAAAATGTGGGCGCATAAAGCGGAATCGGTTAAAGGGGAACAGTGGCGAAGACAACTGCAGAAACTTTTAACAGGAAGTGATAAATAATGTCACCTCAGAAAAAAGCAATCGAGCTTATTCTCAATTTTATAGAAGATAAGCTCGGATATACAATCGAAACAGCAGGCTTGCCGGTCGGCGGAGGACTTTCCGCCGAAGCGCAAGCGGCAAAGGATAACGGTACTACACTTGACAGACAGCGGCAGGACAGAACCTTGCCGCTACTTATTTTATCCAAGAACAAGATACAGGGTGTAGCTATGGAACAGCTATTTAATATTGGCAATCTTATATCAAGAGCAACCAAACTGCCACAGGATGAATGCGTTCAGCTGATGAGCGCAACCGTATCTACTGATGCGGCAACTGTCGGAAAAGTCGGGGATTTCTGGATATATTCTATGATTGTTGATGTCAGGATAGCATTTTAGGAGGTACTAATATGGCAAATGAACAGGTAATACCTACTGTCGGCAAAGCCGAGCTGAACAGTGAGATAAAGGTTGAAATCAATACTACTCCTACAGGAGAAGCGGCTACATATTCGGATATGCGAAAGGCATTTAAGTCGGTAACAACCGCAATAAACGAGGTCGTATACAGTGCGACATATCTTGCAGACGGCGGCTTTGCAAGCTCTGCGGTTGTTGGCGCAGCACCCACGGTAGTGCTTGCGGGTGATTTTATAAAAGACGATCCTGTCTGCGCTTTTCTTGATGAAATTCAGTATGAGATCGGCTCTAAGCGAGTAACAGACATCAAAATAACCCGTAATGGCAAGGAACTTACCTGTCCCGTTACGGTTACCGCAGCCGGTATAGGCGGAGGCGAATCTACAGCACCGAATACCATAAGCTGTACAATTGCTTTTAACGGCAAACCCACAATAACAACAGCCACCGTTTCGGGTGTCTGATATTACATCAAAAAACAGTCAGTGTGCCAAACGGCACACTGCTGAATTTTTGTCAGGAGGATAACAATGGCATATAAAATCACACGAACACAGAAAATCACGGAAACTCTTGAGCTGTCTGATAAAAACGGAAACGTCATCGACAGCATTGATATAGACATAGATGCAGATGCCGTCTGCACAGCTTTCCGAAAGAAACAGACGGAAGTAATTGATGCGGAAAGACGTCTTAAAGAAATAAGAAAAAACGGTGTTGAAACAGATCTTGAATGCGCTTATGAGGCGTATGGAAATGCGGTAATTGCAATTTTTGAGCTGATATTCGGCGAAGACGGTACAAAAAAGTTGCTTGAATTTTTCGAGGACAATTACATTGAAATGGGTATACAGGTAGTACCGTTTATTAATGCTGTCATTGTACCGAAAATAAATGAAACGCTTCGTAATCGTAAGGCACAGATCAGAGCGTTACATAAGTACCGCTAATGAGTACATTTTCATTGTCACAGCCGTGCCCCCGCAGCATAGAAGTCGGGGGCATTTGTTATACATTAAATTTGAGTTTTGACCGTGTTTTATCGGCATTTGAACTGCTGAGCAGTGATGAGCTGGAAGGCATCGATTCATTTGATGTTATCTTCGATTGGTTTGTAATTGCCCCGAAAGTCAAAAATCTTTCGGTAAGAGCCGATGTGGTTAATGAAATTTTCGATAAACTTATCAATTTTGATAAAAATACCTCTGACACGGAAGCAGAAACGATAAGCTTTGAGCAAGACGCACCGTTTATCTATGCGGCATTCAGACAAGCATATGGCATTGATTTGTTCCAGGAACAGGGTAAGCTGCAATGGTGGGAGTTTGTTGCACTGCTCGGAGCACTGCCGTCCGATACACGTTTGAGCGACATTATCGATATACGAATACGTCCTGTTCCTGCTCCGAACGGAAGAAATCAGGAGCAGATATCGGCACTGTTAAAACTTAAAGCACAGTATGCGATTAAAAATCCCGTAAACAAACAATCGGCTCAGGACGGTTGGGAACGGTTATGGGGTATTCTCGAAAAACAGGCAGAAGAGAGGTGAGATTATGCCGGAAAGCGACGGAAGAGTAGAATTTGAAGTCCGTGCGGACTTAAGTAAAATAGACGCTGATATGGCGGAAGCCGGAAAAAAGGTTTCCGAAGCGGCTCAAAAAGGCGCAAAAAAACAGGAAGAAGTCGTTGAAAAGGCGCAGGAAAACATTTCGCAGGCTGTGAAAAAAGCAAACGATGAAATAGAGAACGACAATTCCAAGACGCAGAAGAATATAACAGACACAGCAAAGAAGCAGTCTGACAAAGTAGTGCAGACCGAAAAGAAAAACAAGGAAGCTGTAACGCAGACTGCAAAAAAAGAAGGCGACAAAGTAGTTGATAATTATAAAAAGGATACGCAAGAAATTATCAACAGTACCGATACGCTTTCTTCAGAAGTCGAAAAGAAGACTTCCGGCATAGGCTCAAAAATCGGCACAGGTCTTAAAGGCGTCGGAAAAGGCATCGGCGTTGCTGTTGGTGCCGGACTTGCTGCAGCAGGCACGGTAGCTGTAGCGGCAACAGGAAAAGCTATATCCGCAGCAAACGATCTTGATAAAGCAAATAAGCAGCTAACCGCATCACTCAGTCTTACGGCGGAAGAAGCCGAAAAATACGGTGACATCATCAAGAAAGTTTACGGTGATAATTATGGCGAAAGCTTTGATGATATATCCAACACGCTCGCTCTTATCAAGCAGCAGATGAAAGACGTCACAGACGATGAGCTTCAAAAGGTTATTGAAAGCACATATCTTTTATCAGATACATACGATATAGACGTTTCTGATGGTATCCGTGGAGCAAATGCTCTAATGAAGCAGTTTGGCATTACAGCCGAGGAAGCGTATAATCTCCTTGCTCAGGGTGCAGAAAAGGGCTTAAATCAGAACGGTGACATAGCCGATCAGCTTGCCGAGTACAGCACTTACTATGCTGATATGGGCTTTACTGCCGAAGAAGCCATGTCTATGATGGCAGAAGGCGCAAAAAACGGTGCGTTTCAAGTTGATTTTCTGAATGATGCTTTTAAAGAGTTTTCTATCAGAGCAAAGGATGGCAGTCAGACTACAGCTGACGGTATGGCTTTACTCGGTCTTGATGCAACAAAGCTCGGCGAAGAATTTGCCGCAGGTGGCGATCGTGCATATCAGGCATTCAAGCTTGTTAACGAAAAGCTCGCCGCCTGCGAAAGTGATGTAGACCGCAATGCCGCCGGTGTTGCGCTTTACGGCACAAAGTGGGAAGATCTCGGTGAAGATGCAGTTCTTGCTATGGCTCAAATTGGCGATAGCATCGATAAAACCCGGGACAAACTGGGCGAGATGGAAGGCGTTAAATACAACAGCTTATCCGATATGTGCAACGGACTTTCCCGTACAATTGAACTGCTTCTGATTCCGCTCGGCGAACAGATTATTCCTGTACTTAAGGATATTATTGAGCTTATCGAACCGATTATTTCGGAGCTTTTGCCACAGATAATTGAGCAGGTTAAGCCGATACTTGACAGCGTTTCGGATCTTATTCCGCCGCTCATCGAGCTGATCACAGGGATACTTCCTCAGTTTATGGAATTGCTTAAGCCGATAATGGAAAGTGTCACTCGTATAATTCAGAAGCTTGTTCCTACATTGATTAAGCTCTTTGATAAGCTGTTACCGCCGATAATCAAGATCGTGGATACGCTTCTTCCACCTCTAATGGAAGTAATAGAGGCTTTACTGCCGATACTTGATGTCGTAATCGAACTGCTTACTCCGATTCTGGAACTTGTGGCTGAGCTTGCCGAACCGCTCGGTACTGTTATCTCAGCAGTCGGGAAGTTGCTATCAGCTGTTATCGATCTTATTGATGGGGCATTATCGCCGATTATGCCTGTAATATCATCGCTTGCGGATGTGCTACTACAGATACTCGGTCCGGCTCTTGATATTGTTGCGGGGCTTGTTAATTCACTTGCAGATGTTTTTTCCGGCGTTACAAATTTCTTATCCGGTGATATTATGGGCGGCTTTGAATCTTTCGGAAACGGTCTTGTAAATCTGTTTGATGGTGTTCTAAGCACCATAGATTCAATATTCGGTACTAATCTCACAAATTGGTATAACAAAGTTAAAGAGGCTTGTCAGAAAATCGGCGAAGAAATGTATGCTGCTACGCATCAGGAAGAAATCAGAGCGAATGAGCTGAGCACGAAATATACCGATTTGCATGGTGATATGAATAAATTCATAGTTCAGGAATTACGAAGCGGTAAATCAGCTGACGAGGCATTATCAAATGCAAAAAATAAATTCCTTGATACAGCGGAAAAGAAAGAATATTTCAATTCACAATTAAAGGATTATGTCAATGAGGATAAGGTTAAAGAGTGGTATAACAACGTCAGAAATAATAACGGGCTATATTCACAGGGTTATTCAGACGATGAAGACCATTCTTCCGTTTATAGCCAAAACATTGCCGAAGAAGAGGAGCGTAAAGGAAAAGCGGCTTTAGGATATACCGGTGCAGGCACAAGTTATTCGTATAGCAGTGCAGGGAAAACAACATACAAAGCTCCGACATACACCTATACTCCGTCTACATATAAAGCATCAAATTATGTTTATGTACCGGAAGAAAAGGAAGAAAAGGAAACGTCAAGCTCGTCAAGCACTAAGAAAAAAAGTTCTTCAAGCACAAAGTCTAAAAGCTCTTTAAGCTCATCATCAAAGAAAACTAGTTCGAGCAGTTCAAGCAGCGGTATGCAAAATATCAATATTACGTCTTACATACCGACAGTTTGGGATAATGTTGATACCGCAAACGCAAAGCTCGCCGCAGGCATAGGTGCAAGCAAAGTCGGTAACAGCAAATCAGGTAAGATAATCAGTGGCTTATCGTCGGCATCAAAGGTATCGGCTTCGGCAGAAAAATCAGATGCTACGCTTAACGATGTGGTATCAGAACTTAAAAAGTTGAAAACTGCACAGGAAAAGATGCAGTATACGCTTGATGTCACGCTGAAAACAAATGATTACACACTTGCAAAAGCTACCGTCAAGGGGATAAAGAAAATTCAGAAGCAAACCGGTAAATCACCATTATAGGAGGCATAGGTATGACAGTGAAAATCAATAATACAGACATTTCCGAGTACGTCACAAATTGCGACTTACGTCATTCATGCCGTGGCGAGAGTACTTCATACAGCTTGAACGGAACGGCTTATACGGACAGATTCGGAGATTTTAAGATCTCCGGTTCTGTCGCTTTTGGTATTATACCGGCAACAAAATGGAAATCAATTTTTACCATATTTAAAAGCGGTAGTTTTACGCTTTTTGTAAATGCAGATTCGTATACTGTTCATGTAAAAGGTGACATTTCTGCTCCATACGCTTATACCGATGCAACACTCGGCGAGTGCTATAAAGATGTGTCAGTGGAGGTAGAAGAGATATGATTTCTGTATCATCAAGCTTTAAAACCAACGCTACTAAGCCGGTACGAAATATAAATGCAAAAATTTCAATCGGATCTGTAGATTACGGAATAGAAGATATAGTATCTTTAGATATTTCTCGTTCCACGTCTGATGGCGGTATAAGTGTCGGAGGCACATCAGCGGCTCGGCTGACAGCAACTATACGTGCCGACCTCCTACCGACAATGGATGCGTATAAAGTGACCGTTTTCATTGGCTTTACCGAATTGACACAAATCGGAATCTTTTATATAACGGATTTATCTCAGGAAAAAGGATATGTAAATATCGAAGCGTATGACAGATTCTATTTCCTTGATAAGCCGTGTAGCTTCAACGGCAGTGCCGATGATACGGTTGACACCTTATCATTTCCTGCGACGCATCAAGATCTGCTTTCGTACATCGGAAAAATAAACGATTTTACAATAAGTGCAAAATCGAATGACTTTGCAAAAATAAAAACCAAGCCGGTTTTTAACAGTGAAGCAACAAATCCGACAAATAAATATTACACATACCGTGAAATAATCGGCTTTATAGCCGCCTGCAACGGGTGTAATGCCCAGTTTGATGCAAATGATAAACTGATATTTACACGCCCTTCAAACAGTGTTGAAACAATCGAAGAAGGTGATTGTGAAAGCTTATCAGTCGCTCAGGACAGCGGATTTACCGTAAAAGGCATACGCTTTACAATTGGCACCGATACAGCATTCTATATTGATGCAAACGGTACTGCTTATGACGAGAATTTGCCGGGAGTGCTTGAAGCGGTTAATCCGTTTGCAACGGTAGAAATTATGGAATACGTTTGGAATAAGCTCGGAGGCTATCATTACTATGCCGCTGATATATCAAGACGTGGCAGAGGGTGGTTGCTTCCTGATGACGTAATCTCCATAAAGAGTAACGGTGCAACTAAAAAAGTTACCATAACAGCTATATCTTACTCACTCAGCAAAGACAGCGGCTTTTCAGAACACATTACATCGACAGCCGAAAGTACCGAACAGTCGTCAAACAGGTATAGTGCCGCAGCGGATCATACATCTAATGCGGGAGCAGGAAAAT